GGAGTGATCGTATGTGATGGTCAGGTCAACTGCTGCAGGTTTGCGTGTTGGAGCTTTCCGCCCAAACCAGGCGGGTACTGAAGTAACCATGATTAATTCACCATAGAGGCAGTATAGATAACCTGATTGTTTGAGGGTATGTAATACCCAATTAAAACGTCACCAGTGAGGCCAGCTGAATTGGTTGTTGGGTTTACCCAGGTGTTTACTGCGCTCCTCCAAGCTGCATTATCGATTCCGGAAAATGGCGTAGTTACACCCGCTCCACGAGTGACGACAATAAATCCACTTGCACCCAAATGATTTGACATATCGCCAGGGTCGCCAAAATTGACCGTTGCTCCATTAGTTGTTTCTGTATACGTGAAATTAGTCGTTGTCGTAAAATTACTTGCTCCCACCACCCAAGGCGCTGGGGTTAGATTTAGGTCTGCAGCTGTCAAGCTCGGGATCTGTGCTTTTGGCACAACTCCGGTTCCATCAAGGCTCGCAAAACCATTGGCTACACCCCGAGTGCTACCTAATCCGCTTGGGGTAACAGCTCTTTCAGCGTCTACAAACGCAAGTGTTTCCGCTGCAGTTGCTAGCTCAATTACTCCTCGGGATGTTGCAGTTGATTGAGGCAGGTTGGCTACAGGTATTGCTGGCAGCCGCACCAGTGGAACAAGTGTATTTTCATCTAGGTCACATAGACCGTTAACTGCGCCACGTACAGAAGACAGCCCCTTAGGCGTTACGGCATTAGTTCCGTTGGCTGATGCTGTGTTAATACCTGCAACTTCAGCATCACTTGCTAATTCAACAATGCCTTGATTGTCTTCTGTCGCAACTGGTAAAACGCCTTCACCAAAAACGATTGAGCCTTCCAGTGAGCCGTTAATTACTACTTCGCCATTGAGTTCTGTGCGTGTTGATGATTGCAGAAGCTGTGAAATTGACAGGGTGTCAAATTGCGTTGGAGTGACTGGGAAATCTGGGTCTCCTGCTAACGCCCCAAGGCCGGCAATCTCAGAATTAACTGTTGTGTTGGTGCCAAGGTCAGTGATTGTGTTGCCCTGCACTAACAGCCCATCTTCCGTAAAGCCGGTGTTATAAACCCGCCCACCGAGCAAATTGACGGCCAACACATCAATTTTGTGTTGATCAGTAAGCGGCGACTTTTGATATTTAGGCATCGCCTTGGTGTAGTTACTTAACCCCACCCATTCGTAGGCTTGACCAAACGCACGAATCAGGCTTGGTCGATTAAACTCCAACGGCCATACATCTCTAGCAGTTAATTTTCCTGCTGGTGTTGGTGAAGTTATATCCGCTGGATTCCAATCACGAGTAGCGGACGGTTGCGCTTCTAATACAGTCCCGGTTAACGTTCCAGATTGATCAATTCCAATATCTTGGGCTGCATATCCTAAGGCTCGCATTAATAAACCGATGCCTTGAAAATCAGTCGATGATCTGACTTGATCTAGTATCGGCGCATAACTTGACTGGTCAATACCTAAATCAGTGCTGTCTGGACTATTGGATAAATCACCATCAATTAGCAATATTGGCCCAGATGATACTCGTAAATATTCAACCCCTCTTGCGTCTGGAAGCATTGGCAGACTTGGTTCCCACTGGTCGCCTGAAAAAGTATCGAATTGTGCATTGCGTTTTGATCTAAAGACCCTATTGTCTTTCGTGATTGGCGTACCAACTCTGTAATAAGAACCACTATTAAATGCAGCCGCTGAATCTCCAGGCCGAATCGTAAGCCTGTAAGAGCCACTACCCAGCCCACCTTGGGCATCTTGAACGGTGCTGGTAATAAATGTTTCGCTGGAGTTGTTAGTTGGGTCTAGTTGCCCAGTGACATTGGAGCGACCGCCCAGCCTCAGAATGTAGTTGCCAACGGGGCGTCGTGTCTGATCACTTGATGAACTGACAAGCAAACTGTACTGCCTTTCTTCTGGCGTCCTGGTATCAACTAACCTGCGTACATACACGCGGCTTCCAACTAGCTTTGTCGGGTCTATCGTTGTTATGTTGTTAATTGAAAGCGAACTGCTAACTGTTACTGTTATTTGGTCAGGGTTTGCTTCTGCATAAGGGTTTGGTGTTAGCGTTGCGCGTACATCGATCGAATCGGTAGGTGCTCCCGGACCTTCGTCTCGGAAGCGGTTTTCAATCCAAATGTAATCCCCACCTTTTAGGCTGTAACCGTATTGGCCAAAGGTTACCTGCGGATTGAACGGGCTTTGGAGTGTAAGTAATCCGGTTGCTGCGTCGTAGCTTTCAACGTTGCCAACGCTAATTTGGCGAATATTAAACCCTTCTGTAGGCACTCTTAATGGGCGCGTTACTCGCAAACCGCTGTAATTTTTGTCTTGCGTAAAAGCCCCATCTTTTGTTCCAATTCCTCTAAACCCAGACGATAAAAGACTTGTTTGGCCAAAATTACTATTGCTATTTGTAATAGTACATTCGGCTCCTGAGGAGGTCCAATGATGAACAGCGGAACCAATGACGAAACAGCTTACCTCTTGGATCAATGCTTCATTTATAAGTTTAAATCCAAAATTTCTAAAATCAATTTCATACGCACCTGTTAAAACGTCATACTCTCCACCAATACGACTGCGAAGATTGTTAGCATTTGCCGTAATGTATTCTTCGTAACTTTCTGGCAGCCTCCATGTTCCGCCTGAGTAGATCTGCCAGGCATTCATATCTCTTTGAAGAGACACAATTGTGAATTGAGCCACAACACAACTTTTCAAGCCGGTTACAAGTGACCCATCTAGAAACATCCCACTCATTCCATAATCGGAACGCAGCGAACAATTGAAGACATACGATGAGCTACCAAAAGTGCTATCTGTTGGGGGTGTCGGATTTTCAGGGTAAACAGTGGTAATTTGTGTTTCGCCAGGATTTCTTATTTCTGTGTCACTAGGCGATAAACCAAATGCGGTAGCAATTTTTTGGTAATAAACACCTAGCTCAGTTTCGCCACAAAATGCAAACGCACTTAGCAAATGGTGAGAACTGGTGTATCCAGGTACATCTTTAAACGTAAAATTAAAGAAGAATGAGCCGCCAGTTGTTTTAAAGACAGACCCTCGTTCTGTTCTGGGGTCGCTGTCTGAAGTTGGTACAGATGTCGGAAGAATCACAGCCTTTCGCAGGTCTGCGCCAAGGATCGACACACCTCTTGGCAAAATTACGCCTAGATCTGATGAGTTAAACGCCCTTAAATCATCGCTTGTTGGTTCATAATCTGCAGGCCACGCCCCAACAGTAAGGCCAGTACTTGAACCGTTATCAATAGAGTGCTGACCTGCTGCAACACGAATCAAAATCCTGTCGTACAGATCGTTTGCTGCACCAACTTGAATTGAGAGTCTTGCTGCTTCAATCAGTGCTCGCTGTAAACTGCGGAACGGCGCTGTTTCTGAGTAACCGCAAGTAATTTGCTGGTTGGTTAAAGGTGGCGATGTCGTCGGGTCGGCAACGCCTGCAACGAAGCGATCACTACCTACTTGATTATTAACGTATAGCGTTGTAGTCGAAGTGGAATCCACTTCTCCGCCGCCTAAGCGCAGCACGGTTTGGGTTATTTCGGCTATTTGATCACGAAACTGGCCTTGGCTGGAATCAATATGGTCAACCGCTCCAGGCTGTCCGGGTGTGATGATCGCCATAGATTTATACCTTTGACTTTATTTTATCTAGTCACTCCCGAAATTTATTGCGATCTCGCCTGAAGTCACGAACGCAGCTGATCCAACAATTAATTCCGTCGCACGGACGTTAACCGCAATTTTTGTGATCAAAAGCTGAGTTCTATACAATAAATTTCCTTTCCCTAGTGGTGAGCAACTATTACCACAATTTGATAGCTCTTTTGGGGCCATTAATCGGAATTCCGCGTCTGCTTTTGCGCCCCTGTCCGTAATTAGCAAAAGTTTCATCAAATAGCTTGGGTCCACTCTTCGCTCAATGCCGTCGCCGGTTTTAGCTTCTCCGATGAAAAAGTCAAACGTTCCACCGCCCGTCACAATTGACTTAACGTTTTCCCCGAATTTTTCACCTACCTGCGATGTGTCTACCGCAGAAGCATCTAGGTCTAAGCTCCATTCTTTTAGCTGGCATTGAATTACCCACGGGAACCCGCCGACCCAGCTACGAGGTTCTAGGTCTGCGTCGTCATACTCAGCCGTGCCTGCAGTGGGGCTTTCGTATTCTGGCGCAAATTTACAAATGCTTTCAAGTGTTATTTCATCTCTTACATCACTGACACGGTAATCACCAGCAGCTGCATAGCATTCCGCTAAAGCGTTGTTATAGTCTGCAGTTCCAGCAGGTGCTAACAGGATTGTGCCGAAATTATATTGCGCCAAGTCAACCCTGCTACTGCTGCCTCCGTTTACAGCCGAACAATAGTCCGTATGCAAACTCATCCTGTTTAGTGTGTCTCTGTGTATAAAATATTCTCCACTTTGTTGGCCTATGCCACAGTAAAACTTGACCGCATTGTCTGTCTGATAAAACTTATCGTCATCATCTGCAATATGCGCTCGGTTTGGGCCAACGTCCCAATAACCGCCGCGGTAAGCAGCGACACCATTTGCACATTGGCCTGCAATGGGCAGTCCTTGGCCAGCATACAAATAAACTTCGTCGCCGCTCCAATAGTCGGTCGTGTTTAGAACAAATTTATCAATGTCAGCCCTTAGTGTTGAGCTACTAAGCAGCAACGGTGCAGGCGCATCACGGCGCAGACGCACCCTTCCTTCAACACCGAGAACTGCCATCTTTAGAAGCCGCCAGTAGTAGGGCCAGAGATCTGAAAGTTAATCGTGCATGCAGTCACTGAACCAACTGCAACGCTTGCGGAAACGCTGGTAAGGATTGCCGATCCTGATACTTCCTTGCCTTCGCCTGTATCTAAAATAAACTCAACGTTCGATACAGGCTCTTGAGCGTTGCTAAGCAAATCATTAAACAACTGAACTGCACTTGATTCTTCAGGGTCATACATGATGTCAGCTGACCCTGTTGTGCCTCGTAAACCTGAAACATATGTACGATCAAAATTCCCTAATTGGGTTGTCTCAAGCCCATCTTTGTTTATTGATAGTTGCCACGATCGTACTCGTGCGACTGTAGATCCTCGCCACCGAAGTTGTCCATTACTTCCGGTACGAACTGCCATGGTCCCTCTAATCCTTTGGTAATTCTAGCCAGTGGTTTCAGCTATCTAGCGTCCCTATAAGTGACACCTGTAAGCGCGAACGATTGCCAAATAATGATTTGACTTTTGGAGTTTCTGCCCACCGCCAGGACAAATGGGCTGGGATCTCGTTTTGCAATGCCGCAGTCATCCCATTAAAAATGTTTGATGGTAAAGACAGCTCATCGCTGTCACCACGGGCTTGCTCGTAACATCTAAGGACGCTGCTCGTTTCATCGTCAGTTAGAACAAACTCTAGATCGAGTTGAGCACCAAAACTTTTGCTTCCGTACAGCCTAGTGACGCCAGCGCCGTTGATGCTATCGAAACGTTTGGTTGGAAATCGCGGTGCTACATAGCTGCGACTTGTAGGAGAGATGCTAGGAAAAACTGTGGTCATGATTCGATTAACCCCTTGAGATCCCAAAATTCATCATTGTCAAAATTCTGGGTGAGTAGTGAGTTGCCTTCATTGTCGGTAGGCCAGTAAAGCGCCTCAATTTCTATGTTGCCCTCCTCGTCAAACGATAGGCTTTGGGTTTTGTATGTTTGAACATTAGCTGCGGAACCACTCAGGCAGAAGACTGCATTAGAACGGTTTGCTACGCCGCCAGCAATTATTAGCGCCGTGTTCTCTACCGCACTGTTTTGCCCATCCCATAACAACACTTGGTAAGTGCCGTCTGCAATTGGCGGCCATGAGGTTACCGTCCCATTTGCTGCAATAGCCCCATTCTGTGGCTGCTCAAACGTGACAGTTTCAAGCCCCAGTTTGAAACAACCGCCAATGGTCAAAGCAGCTTCGGATGGTGTTGTCTTAAATTTCACGCTATGCGTAACTAGACGACGGAAACGGCATTCCCATTTGCCTCGGTCGATTGCTTGCTTTTCAGATGTGCAGAAGTCCGATAGGTCAAACTGCTCCAATGGGGCCTGATCGCCAACTTCTTTTTCCCGCACAAGTACTTCACGAGTTGATGGAAACAAACCATTGCCGCTCTCATTGCTTGCTGCACGTTCTTCACGCCAGGTCACACTGACCTGTGGGGGAATTCGTTCTATTGGGTCAAAGTAAGATATTTCAAAACTGTCTTCAATAATATTGCCAGCAGAATACAAGGCTAAAATTTTCTCGGGGCCGTAAAAAGATGCGACTGGTTGTAGTGCAAACTTGCCGTTCTGAATTACTAGGTCTAAAAGGTAATCTCTGGCGCGTTCAGCACCCCAACTGCGGATGTTTACCTTTTCAACAATCGCACCATCAAAGAAGTACCGGCGCAGCATTGTGAAATCGTTGGCTTCAATAAAACTGTCCCGGTCTATTTGCACCGGTGACATTAACGCACCAGTGCCATACCTTTTGCTTGTCATGAGGTCATACAGAACATCAGGAAACTGGCTTGTAGACTGTAAGCCTTTGTTGACATATACAGAGAATTGCTGGAGGTTATTAATTTCCGTACTTGCTCTAATATTTAAACCAACAATTGCAAGCCCTTCGTAATCGGGCGCAACTGGGTTTGGAGTGACGTTGTTGACATAACTAATCACATGTTCTGGCTGTGTTGCGCTGCTGGTGATTTCGTTATAAATAAACGCTTCCGCAAGCTTGGCGTATGCGTCCCCGTAGTATTCCCCATCATCGAAACCATTACCTAAATCTATCTTTCGGACTTCACTGACCCTAATTTCAAATACTTGCGTTATTGGTACTGTTGGATCGATTAAACCTACTACCAGCGTAGGGTTTAGGATTTGCAGCCTGTCTCCAACGTTGTAATAAGTGCCTCTATCTTGCAGGGTAAAACTTACCACGCCGCCGCTTGCCACCACTATTTGAGCTGTTGCCCCCGTTCCTGCTGCGTTATTTACTGCCTCAAGCTCAACCGTATAAGTTCCGGGTTGGTAGAAACTTCCGGAAATCATATTTGCTGTGTCTACATTTGCAATTTCTGTGGCTCTTGGTGAAAGCATTTGTATTGCAAACGTGTCAGTGTTCATCGGAACCTCTTCGCCGCTGTACTGAATCCGCACAACGCTGCTTGGGTCGTTAAATGACTGAACGGCGTCTACTGCATAATCTAAAACTGCCAATGTGGTTGGTGCGTACCCGTTGCGAACTTCCCAACCACTCAGAGGGACAATTCGGAACTCATACCGCCTACTTAATGGAAATTCAAAGCGAATGTAATTGTAGACAGCTACGCCAGTAACAGACCTAACTCCAAAGCCACAGTTAATGCGTTCGTAGCCTGACCCGTCGCCAGCTACTCTCCATTCAATTGTGAAAAATGAATACCTTTCTTCAGCCCCTGTGTAACTACCGTTTACAAAATTTACCGGCTTGGATGAGCTTAATGATTCACCGTCAAAATATTCACAAGCTTTTCCGTCAATTACCTCGTAGCTTTGGCAGTCCCCAAAATTGCAGATGCCCCCTAGGTTTATTTGCAATGAACTCCGAATTCCAATTTCTACTGATCGGCCACGCTTTTCAGTTACAAATGTGCCTACGCTGCACCTCATTACATGGCTAGATTCAGTCGCATTAAGACCGCCATTAAAACTACCTACTCTTATGTCGTTATCGCTAAACAGATGTACTTGCCCGCCGCTGATGACTTCAAACGTAGCTTCGACAGCCTGACCGCCGCCGACAGGATCACTTGCTGCGTCTGACGTAAACGGAAACGAGGTACGACCCACGCAAATTGCCAACGCAGAACCAAGCTTGTATAGATCCCCAATATTTATTAATTGGTCCCAAGCACGTTGACGTGCTGCAACAGCATTGGACACATCGCCAAGAGTTAACTCCCCATTGCCTATGGTTAGTATTCCGTCGTTCCAGCTCACGCCTTGGTGGCTGGTTACATGACAATCATTTGTGGCACATTTTTCATTTAGCTTGTAAGTGAGGCGCTGGCCAGAGCTTACAAGCTGCAAACCTGGAGTACCTATCAACCCGCCACGCCCAGGGAAAGCATAATTTTGTTTTGACCTTTGGCAAGTTTCTTGTCTATCAAGCTTGCATTTTACATCCTCCCCTGAGTTTGATAGTATCTGTGCAGGCTTAAACGTAGGGTTGACTCGGTAACTAAAGCCGTTCCCAATAAAGCCAGAAACACCAAAGACAATTTGGGTACTTGGCTTGAATACCATGCAAAAGTCTGGCTTATACTCATTATTATCAGAGCGAACTTCATAAACATCTTTCGCTCCATCTTGTTGTGCGTTGCCTAAATCGTTTTCAGCTTTAACACCTGACAAGTAATCAAACTGTGAAATCCTGCCAGTATCATTTGAGTAGTAGATGCTGATGCGTCCTGCTTCTATTGATGAAAGCTCGTAACCAGAAATTAAGTTGTTACCAATAGCAAATTGGTCTGCCTGTAGGGCCATGCCGGTAGAAGCAGAGTTTTCAGTGCCTTCACCGACTAGAAATATTGCGCGGAGCATCTGCCCTCCGCCAACACTGTAGATCTGTGACCACAGCAGATTTGTGTTAACGCGAATGCCACCGTAGGCTACACCGTCAATAACCTGCCTGTTTGAATAAATTAGCGGAATAGTGCTCCCTAACTGGACAACATTTTGGACACTATCAAAGCCAGCTTTAGGCGCGTATTCATCTCCTCTGACAATAGTCTGGCCTTGGACATCCCGGCTTTCTACACTCTTCGGTTGTTTCGGTGTCTTTTGCAGTAACGAGCTTAAGTAACTAAGAGCTAGTCCGATTACTAGCGTGACAAGAAAAGTTATGGGCTCAAATGCAACCGGCTCGCCTGGCCGCAACTTGCTATGCAATATTGCTTGGCGCACAAACCATCGATATTGATCCTCAGACATCCCCGTAATGCCCATGATCTCATGATCCTGGGGCAAAAATACGATCCGGTCTGACGCCTTAGGAGAAAGCATTTATTGAAGAGACAGATTGCCCGTTGATGGCATCGCACCAACAGAAGACTGAGTTAAAACTCGTCTAGGCACGTTCTGTTGCACAGCATCCAAAGGGTTACCTATCCTTACTTGGATTCTAGTTGTGTCGTGATCAAACCCCAAGACTGAATATAGCTCCTCACTAAATTGATTTGTCTCGTTTAATGTTTCAGGATCAAGCCACACGGTTCGGACCTGGGCCAACCAAAATTCATTTGCGGCCTCTTGAAACACACTAAGGCTTAACTGGTTAAGAGAAAATACTAATGATGCCGAAATGCTGCCTGCCTGCAAGTCAATTGCGCCACCGCTAAACCCAAAGCTAGCGAATACATAATCATCAAAATTGTAGTTACGTGTTTCCCCCTGGTGAAAATTCTGGAAGGCATATCCGGTGTTTTGACCATTAGCCTTTACAAGTTTTATGTAGCTCCCAATTGCTAGTGCCATTAGCGCAGACCTACTTGGCGACGACTAGAAGGACGATTCTTGAGATCGCTGAAGACCTGCCCTCGCGCTTTCTTTGCAGCAGCATCAGACATTTTTTGACCTTGCTGCACTGTTAAATATTCTACGGAGTTGATGACTGTGGTCTCTACGTCTAGCTTGATTGCTGATGGGTTTGATAACTGCTGCTCTAGCATCTGACGTTCTATCGTTCGTTCTGTTGTTGCCGAACTAGACATGATTGCTGCTTGGCTGTCACGATACGCTTGCTCAGAGCTGTAGCTGTTGTTTGTGATGTAGTTCCTGCTATCGGATAGCGCAGAATCTTGTTCCATGGATGTTGTTTCACTGCTGCCTGTAGTTAAAGCATCTCGTGCTGCCTCAAATGCATCCTCATTAGAAATTATTGTTCCTGCGCTATCGGGAACAAACAACTCTGGCCCTCGCTCACCTATCAACGAAACTTGGTTCATTGGTGGGCGGCCACCATCAGCAAAGCCCATGCCGCTAAAAGCAGATTTGACTGCAAATTGCAAAAACATTTTGCCAACATCTTTTAGCACATCCGCCAATATTTCAGATAATTCTTTCGTCCCATCAATTGCAGAAACAATTCCATCAACAATCCCGGATTGTATTCTTTGTGACACCTGAGCGTATAACGCTTTAAGTTCAGCGGCTTGTTCCGCTTGCTTTGTCAATTCAGCGTTACCACGAATTAATCCTTCAACAACTTCCTTTTGCTCTTTAGGCAAGTTTTTCATAATATTTTCAATCTGTATCAATAACCTCTCTTCTTCCCCTCTGCCGTTCAGCGTTGCCTCAAGGATCCGCTTCTGCTCTTGCAGTGGACGTAATGCATCTTCTATTGCTGTTGTCTCAGCTAACGCTGCTTGGTCTGCAGCTGATTTAGTTGATTGCAGCTGTTTGGCTACGTCTAACTGATTTTGCTGTGTTTGAAGCAAGCGCCCTTCCTCAGTATTTAAACCCTCCAAGGCGGCTAGCCCACTTGCCTGCAACTCACGTAATGCGATCTCACCGTCAATTCTTGCAACGGCTATATCATTGCCTGCTAGCAACTCTTTATTTTTTTGTCCTTCAAAGGTTAGTAAGTCCTTACTCAGGTCTATTTGTCGCTGTAACGCTTCTAGGTTATCTGTCTTAGGCGCTGCCCCTGCGCCACCTCCTGCTCCACCACTATCGCCGCCACCCAACTTTATCTCTTCAGGCTTTACCAACGCAAGAGCTTCTTGGATTTGTTCATCAGTCAACGTATCAAATCCTTTAATTGCAGGCATGCTTAGCCCGGCTAATTCTTGTTTAAGTTGTACTATTTTCCCTGTTAGATGAGCAATTTTTACGTCAGCAAAGCCAACAGAACCTCCAAACATACTCATTGATGGTGTTGCTTTATCTGCTGCTTCTTTTACCCCCTCTAGCTGTTTGGTCAATTCATTAATTTTTGATTGAACAATCCTGCGATCTGTTGAAGCTAATGCTTCTTCAAAGCTTTTTTGTGCCGCTATGGCTTCATAGGTTTTTGTCGCTACAAATCCAATTGCAATAGCAGCAGCAGCCCACGGCATTGATGCCATCACTCCTTTTAAAACAATTTGTACAGCAGTCAACGCCTTGGTCTTCAGAATAAATGCAGCAAAGACAAGATTGCCAGCTTTGACCGCGCCAACAATTGGAAGGAACCATTGGACAAAGGATGTTGCAACTAATGCCGAGACTGCAGCATTCAACGCAATAAAACCACCCGTTAGAAGTCCAACCTGAAGGATCGCCCCACCCAATGGACTATTTAATGCATTTACAGCATCCGCAACGCCTTGCAGTATTGGGATGATCGCTTCAGCTAATTCTGACTGCTCAGAAAATAGATTGCTAAACGCTGTTTGGACTTGTGCATATGCTCCTTGAATTGTGTTTGCTGCCTGCTTCTGGGCGTTAGCCGCAACTCCCGCAACATTGCCTTGATTCGCGATCAGCCGTTCGAGCTTCCCAAGGTCATTAAGCAAAGGCGCGATTGCCTGACCTGCTTCTGTCCCGATGATTTTCAACAGGTCCGTCTTGTCTGTGACCTTCTGCAGCTTCTGCAGCGTTTTCAGCAGACCTTCATTGCCAATTGTTGTCGCATTAATCTCTACGCCATAGCTTGCCAGTAGATCTGTGGCTTCATTTGAATTTGAACCAAGCTTTGCAAGGGCTGACCGTAATGCTGTAATACCGATTTCTGCGTTTATTCCGTTTGCAGTTACTGCGGCAATTGCTCCGTTTATATCCTCAAGTGGAACACCTAAGGACGCTGCAATCGGAGCTAACTTACCGATATTGTTTGCATATTCTCCAATAACGATCTTGCCATCGTTTTGAGTTTGGATGAAGCCATCAACTAGACGCCCAGCTTTGTCAGCTGATAATCCGTAAGCGTTCAGGACTGAGGTTGTGGCATTAGCAACCGTATTGATGTCTGAGAATCCACCCTTTGCACCAAGCGCAGACGCTTTAAGCACTTTTGTGGCATCAGCCGCTTTGATAAACCCAGCGGACGCAACGTCATATGCAGCAGCTGTGAGGTCTACAGAGCTAGTGCTTTTCAGCTCTTTTGATAATGCTCGCAGGTTTTTGGTTAGTTCTTCTGAATCACCACCAAGTGATCTGAACTTTGCTTCTGCAAAATTTTGCTGAGATAGCTTCTGAAACCCAACTGTCAAACTTGTGACACTGCCAAGCACTAAAGCCAACGGCGCAACGGCACTTTTTAACGCTGCACCAAATACACCTACACCACCTGCCGCGCCTTTTGCGGCTCTACCTGTCGCCGCTATCCCATTTGCTGTCTTTGGTAATTTGCCTTGAAGCCTTGTGATTTCTTTCTCTAGCGCCTCCATCCGCGCCGCTAACTTCTGCAGCTCTGATAGCCCTTTAACCTTTATGGCTACATCAACAGGCGCGACTGCTCCTGACATTTCGACCTTTTAACCTTGTTTCTATTCTATCGGCGCCCCTTTTGTGCTTTCTTCATTGCAGCGTCTTGCTCATCGTTCATAAGTCCAAAATAAGTCATCCATAACCAGATCTCTTCAATCGTCATCCCCTCCCGAAGCTGAGTCAACGTCAGGCCCAGCTCTTTTGCAATATGCAGTTCAGCTAACAGGTGGTTTTCAGTCTTTAGCTGCTTTTTTAGTGCTTTTCATATCGAGTGGTTCTCCTGCTTCTGCAATCTCAACGCCCTCATCATCTGTACTGTTCATTGCGCCTACCACCTTGTTTAAGGTTTCAATCGGTAGCCCCATCAAAAATGGCATGTCAGCCAAGGCGTATTGCCTCATTCCATTCTGATCTAATGCACGCAAAACAAATAGTTTGACCGACGATTCAAGTTGCGTTATTTCATCGCCTTTTTTATTTGGCTTTTGCGCTTCGTTAATCTGCGCCGATGTCAGCTCTTTTGTGTAGAAACTGAAATCAGTTCCGTCTTCCATGATGCATTCACATCTTGTCAGTGCATTGTTCTGGCCTGCATGGGCTAACAGCCTGTCAATTTGACGCATGAGATTAATTACCGCTACGCAGGAAGAATAGCTCACAGATGACAGGAAGGGTAAGTAGCGGCAAACCCTCCCCATGCACCTGCCGCCACTTTGTGACGACTTAACCATCGTAAAGACACTAAAAAGCCCCGCTTGAAAAAGGCGAGGCAAGTATTTAGGCTTAGATCAAACCAGCGATGTCGTAAACAGCTGCTTAAGGTTTTCGAGCGTAAACTCAACCTCACCACTTTGCGGATCATCAGGATTCACTTCAAATGACAGCGAAGTCATTGTGATGTCTCCTTCAACCCAAGATGAAGCAGCAAGATCAGGTGCAGGAGTAGCAGCACCATCAGAAACGGTGTTATTAAACAACCGTACCTTTGCACCTGCTTGGCTTTTCAGCATGATGTTGCTTTGCAGCCTTGCCCCAAGCCCAGGATTGTCGCTGAAATACAGAGACATTGAACCTGAATAGGTTGCAAACCCTGGGACAAATGATCGGCTTGGAGCGAACTTTGAACCACCGCTGACGCCCTCTGGGAGTGTCGTCACGTCAAGTTGCTCACGCTCAATTGAGAGTGACCAGTTGTTAACTGACGCGATAGCCGCCCACTCGGCGTAGGTCACATTAATGTGATTCGCGCTCCCAGCAGTATTAGCCGAACCGGTTCCGCCATCGCCAGCAAGGGTCACTGCTGAACCGCCGGACGCTGTAGCGACTTGGATGTTTCCAGAACTTAACGCAACCACATAGTAGGTTGTGCCAGCCGTCAATGAACTATCCAAACTAGCAGTGCCTGCAACAGTAAAAGTGACAGGATCACCAATTTGATAATCACTTTCAACTGGTACTTTGATGTCATTTCCAGCAGGAAAATCTGAAAAATCACTTAAGCAATAATCAGTGCCAGCTGGTTGGTAGTACACCGAGCCTGTTTGCCCTGTTAGCGCTGATGCGCTGCACTGAATTGGCATTTGAAACCTCGAAAAAACAACAGAGGGGGCGTTTCTCCGGGGGCAGAGATATCTTTATTCTATTTATGCTGCTTAGGCGTAAGCCAAGAATGGTGCTGAGACATTGGAAAGCACCAGCGGGTCGCTACCGCTTAAAACATTGATAGGGCCTAACGTTGCACCAATTTGGCATTTAATCCCGTCTGGATCTGGCAGGTTCCAAGATTTAAGACTATTTAGCACAATTAGCCCAGTTGAGGATAAGGCTTCAAGACGGCGCATTCCGGCGCCTCTTGGCGTATAAATCGCTAGCTGTATGTTTCCACGTATTACTTCAATGCCGCTTTCTAACGGGTTAAGAATAGGTTCTGATGTCGATGTATAACTGATGGAAAGGTCCACGTACTCAGTGCCTGGTGGCTCCTCTTGGACAGCATCAAACATTACTGGCACCGGAGTTGATAAACCCTGATAAGCATCATTAACGCGGGTTTCAATTAATGCCCTGATGGTTTGAAAACTCATTTGACTTGCCTCAAAAAGTAGCTGAATGCTTTCTCAGCATCCTTGTCTAGGTTGTTTGCAATTTTGGCAAACCATCCTGAGCCACCTCTGCCTCCTTTGGAATATTTCGGATCAAAGCAAACCCGCTCTGAATAATCCAGATTTGATGAGATGTAAGCGTCTGATTCCATTGTGATCTTTTGGCTTGGCTTGGTTACAGCAATGATTGGTGTATCCTCTTTCGATTTCCATGCTCCATTTTTACCGCTTCCTTCTCGCTTGTCTGGTTCCTCACGATTTGGCACTCCTTGCCCGATAAACCATGAACTAGCCATACGACCGCTATCTACAGGTGAGTTTTTTGACAGCTTGCCCTGCGTAAGGATCACAAAACGGGCCATGCCTTTGTCTAATGCCTCATCAATTTGTTTAATGATCTCCGGGCCTCGGAATTTTTTAGCCATTAGGAATGGGCCCCCGTTACTCTGCAGGCGTAAAGCTGATCGCCTGAAAACAATGGGTCGATGCTAATGATCTTCCAAGACTTGCCTAGATAAACCAGATGGTCTCTGGTCGTTGGGATCTGGTCACCAATATCGGCCAAGCAAATCCAGGCGTTTAACTCTTGACTGCCTGCCACCCCGCCACCTTCTATGTTCTTGCTCATTTCTACGGCGCCTGCTTTCGTGTAAACCGTTTCAGACGATGTTGCAGTTCCAGTCGCCGGGTCATAAGTCGGCACGCTTTCGCGGACATAACTCAGAGAATTAACGCGGAACCGATTTACAAGTGTTTTGGCTAGCGGTCTAGCGAAGGAATCTTGGAAAGCCATTACGAGAGCACCCTTGTAACGATGCGGCCAGCGCTAGTCGTGGCATCAACGAAATAACCGTTTAACAGATCAATCAGGAATGGAAACCGCTGCAGGACTAACGGCGCACCTGGCGATACTTTTGTGCTGTTGCCTGTATTGCTCTTGATGTCGTAAAAGCTCTGTTTCAAGGCTCCTAGCTCTTGGCTCTGTACTGCACCTGTCGGATTATCTTTTGCGCCTGTGCCTGTTATTGCTGTTGGATCTTCTGCTAACTCAAGAGCCAACATTGCTGTTGCTTCAATTATTGGCAGGGGCATTGCAGCACAAGCCCATTTGATGCCCCTTACCGTTTTGCCAGATCGAGGCCAAGATAAGCTTTGCGCCTTGCTTGCGTCTGTAGTACTCGGCGTGCATTGCGTGCCGTTCCAATTCAAGGTTTGCAACGCAGCTGTTGCCGTAATCAGACCAATCTCTTTGTTAGCTGTACTTACCGCTGACCATCGAGCGTTGTTAAACGTGTCGGCAAAAAACGTATCAGCTTGGGTTGCTGAGATGTAGCTGTTAGCAGTGTCTGAGCCTAAACCCGAATCAATCGCCATTTATAGAACCTTCGTAAATGTGACAACGTAACCGTCAGCCCATAGCTCCCTCTGTTTGCGCTTGGCGTCTTTTGCAGGAACATGCCAGAGATAAAAACCGCCTGACTTGTAGCTGTGAATTTCAACCAAGCCCACCATCGAGAGTAATGAGCGGTGATGTCTTCATTTTAATGATTAGACCTTGGCAATAAAAAGCCCGCCTTACTTAAGGGCGGGCCGGGAGTCCTTCACTCGTCTTTTAGATGCTACGCCTAAAGAGGCGTAACGTCAACGATCAAGCAACAGTGGTGCCGTAAGGGCTGTTAACTGTCAGTTGAACCACGGGGATGGTGCGAAGGTCGTCATAGACAAAGCCCCAGTTGCCAGCTGTTGCCAGCTGTGCATTGGTTGGGTCAGTAACGCCACTGCTCCAAGAGACGCCAGGAATATGCATGCAGTTGTTGTAAGTAACTGTCATGATATTTTGACGGGAAAGGATGTTCCTTTCGGTCTCAATTTCCATGCCAAACTGAGAGCCAGTCTTAACGGCGCCAGTGCCAAACAGATAGCAAACAAACTGCTGGTTCTCACCAGATGCACCAACGATTGGCAAAGAATCATCGACAATTACCGACAATCCAGCAAACGTTCCTACTTCTGCCGAAGATACGCCCACACCGCCGCCACCGAAAGCGATTGTTGAACCTGTCAGGACTCCAGCAGGAGCGCTAAAGGTCAACATGCCGATTTCCTGCAGCCTTGCAGCTACAAGCGAATGCATTGCAATGGTGTTAACTGACGTTGCACGCTCACCAAGCTTGAATTTTGCTTTGGTTACGTTAGAAACGTTCAGATAGTTTGCATCAGTTTCAGAGCCTGCAGTTGCCACTGATACATCAACAGCATTGCCAGCAAGGGCAGTGCCAAAGATACCTGTCAAACAAGAAAGCAGTTTGGTGGTTTGCTTAGTAGCAATATCAGCAGCCAATTGACTGCGGATGTTACCCAGGGCATCCTCACCAACTTGCACTTGGCTAAGGTCATCAGCAGCAAATGCAGCACCGCGAGTCGTCCAAACGCCGTATTGTGTCCCGGCGGTTGTTTTTTGCGTTTGATAAGCACCAGCGCCGCCAGTTCCCCAGGTAGCTGAACTGTTAACTGACTCCTCTGTGAAGTTTAGAGGCTTGAAAAATGGAATTTCAGCTTTAACACCACCTACGCCATTAAGACGGGCGTCAAGTCCTAACACTCCAGATTGCACAAAGGCAGAACGGAAAAAGACTTCATCTGTCAGATACCGCTGAAACTGGGCGCTAGTGGCCAGCCTTGTCGCGGATCCAATGTCACCAGTAAAAACTGAAGCGTTTGGTGCTGTGCCGTAGTTGCCGGGATAAGCGGACATTGTAATTTCCTAATGAGAGATTTATCAGGAGCCTTCTCGCGCCTTTAAGCGTTCATAAAGCTCAGGTTGCTCTACCTCCAGCGCCAAACGTTCAGTGAAGTTCATTGCACTGAGCGATTTAGTGCCAGCTGTAGAAGATGGAACCGATCCGTTAGCCCCTGAACCTCTTGCGCCACTTCCCGCGAAGAAATAGTCGTACCCAGATGACTGAGCTTTTAATTGTTCAACGTGGGTTGATAGATCCGTCTGAACGCCCCCGTACAGCGAAACGATCTTCCCGTCGTCGTCCATTCTCAAGCTGTCAGCCATTAGGCCGTATAAATGCTCGGGAGAATGCACACCGCCTTGCTGATATGCAGCTAGGGCCGTGGCTTTTATCTGCTGGGTGCGAGCTGCTTGCGCGTTGCGTTCGGCATCGGCTCGAAGTTGTTCAACTTCTTGCTCTAGCTTTGCATTCGTGCTTTTGGCATCAGTCCAGAGCTGCTCGAACTCCTGAGAGTTAACGAGACGTTGTTGCTCTTTCTTCTGATACCCGCTTCGCAATTCCTGCAGTTGACGTTCTAATGCTGCAGTTTTGTCTGCTTGCTGTTGCTTTTCCAGGATTATCTCCCGGTTCTTTGCCTCAAGTAAGGCAACGCGATCAGCCTCAGACTTTTGAACGTTTACCTCCGCAGGAGGTTGAAGCTCTTCACCCGCTGGGTTTGAGTTCAGTTCTTCAGGCATTAGTAAGGTTGGTGTTAACAGATAGCCCCGCAGGAGCTACATAGATATTAACGAACCTTTCCGTAGGCGTAATTTCTAGCTGAAATACTTTTCGATTAGCGCGATATCGCTTTCTGCTTGTGCTCCTGCATAAAGAGCTTCAACCAAGCTTCTGAGTTTTCGTCTGTTCTCCCCTGATGACTCTTTAACTCCCTTTGCGAGTTTCTTTGGCACGGACTTGTCGGCAGGCCACTCGCCTACCAACTCAATGCCATCGTCTGGTGTCATTTCAAAGCCTCCTCTAATCCGTCATTTACCCATTGATAAAGTCGCGGATGGCTTGCTTTCAATCCGCTGGGGTTAAGGACGTATTGCACAAAGGATTCCGCAAACTGTTCTCTTTCATTCTGATGAGAGTACCTAGACACGAATCTTTCGCCTTTTAATCCTTTGTACTTGTTGGCAAGCTTGGTCCCGGCAAGGCCCCGAAAATGGACCTGATGCCCAACTTCATGAATGGATGTTGGCAACCAGTTATCAGGCCCTAAAGCTCCATCACCTAACCCGTCTGCAGTCCATGGTCCCTTAGGTGCTGTTTGGCCTGGGGCCCTGCCACCGGGCTTATAGAAATCGATATATGCGTTCTCTCTTTTCAGAGAATCCTCTGCGGATTCGATAATGGCTTTGATTCGCTTTTTGTTAAAGGTTGTAGAACTTGGCGTCATTGCAGCGTTAACGATCCCAGAGCTGCGCGTCGTGTAACCAGCAGCTCCACTTGCCTTGCCCATTACGTGCTTTAACTCGTTCAGATTTCCTTCTTCAATCGCCTTTAGCAAGCTACGAGCACCGTTTAAAGCGCCTGGATCATTTCCTTGCCTCTCCAATACTTCAACGGCTTTTTGCTGTGCTCTTAGTAACGCCTGATTTCCTTTGAACCGTTCACCATTAGTAAATGTCTCTGGGATAGCAGGGTGCATCACAATTTCTTGCTTCTCCATAAACCGGCGCATTTTGCGGACGTTTTCTCCTACCTCTCCTTCTGCCTCTTCTAACAGCTTGAAGCTGTCATCAAACATTTTCGCAGTGCTGCCTTGCTTTTGAAATACCAATTCATTTTTAGGGCCAGGTCTTAAGACACGTTCAGATTGCTTTACCTCTTTGGGCGTAGCGGGTTTGGGTTTAGGTTCAACAGGCTTGGGTTTAGGTGCCGGGGGTTTGGGTTTTGGCTTTGGTGCCTTGGGTTTTGGTGGGTCAATACCCCGATTCCATTCGGTCTTAAATGACCGCAACTTGGTCACTTCATTCGGTTCGGTAACTAACCGCTTTAGAGCATCATCAGGCGGGAATCCTTTCTTAACCGCTTGCGTAAACCAATCTGCACGCTCAACACCAAGCGTTGATTCGCCTTGGCCCACCTTGCCAGCACCGCCAAAATATTCTGCCAGTGTTACGCCAGCACTTTTCTGGTCTGCCGGGCTAAGACTTTTATCTTTGCTTCTCTTGGCCATATCAGCCAAGTAATCCGCATAGGTAGCGCCCTTGGGTTTGATCTCTACGGCCTTGCGGTAAAACAGCTTGCCGTTGACTCTGACCTTTGACGCATAAGAGCCTTTGCCTGTTGGCTTGGTTTCGCTGAGCTGAATCGCTGTTCTTACGTCGTCATCTTCATCAGGATCCACAACAACAACGTTGCACCTGCAATTTGGATGTATCGGCGTTTCTGGTAAGTCGCCTCTTTCTGGCTCTTTTTTGCCATCCAGCGGGCCA